CGCAAGGTGCTGTGTATTGGATGGGAGATACAGGTGGATTTTTTAGGTTTGACGGTACAGTTAAATCTATTCCATGTTCTGTTGAAGATTTTGTATTTACAACAGATGGAGATAATTTAGGAATTAATTATAGTTCTAACAAAATTATATATGCAGGTCACAATAGTTTATACACAGAAGTAAATTGGTTTTATCCAAAATCAAATTCTACACAAATTGATAGATGTGTAACATATAATTATGGTGAAAACGTTTGGACAACAAGTTCTTTAGATAGAACAACTTATATTGATAGAAGTGTATTTGATGCACCTTATGCAACAGATTATGAATCAACTTCTACACCTACATTTGATATTAAAGGAATTACAAATAAATATGGAGCAACTGTTTATTATGAACATGAAAAAGGAAATGATCAAATAAGAGCAGGAGTTACAACTTCTATAAATGCATACATTCAATCAGGAGATTTTGATATAACAGCTAGAAGAGGTATGGGTGGATCTATTATGCCCATAGCTGATTTTAGAGGAGATGGTGAGTATATAATGTCGATTAGAAGATTTATACCAGATTTTAAAGTATTGGTTCCAAATGCGTCTGGAACTAAAGCAGCTAAAATAACTTTATTTTTAAGTAGCTATCCATCCGATACAGCTACTAGTTCGCCACTTGGACCATTTGACATAATTTCATCTACTGATAAAATAGATACACGTGCAAGAGGAAGACTTGTTTCACTTAAAATAGAAAATGATGAAGTGGGTCAAACTTGGAGATATGGCACAATAAGATTAGATGCACAACCAGACGGGAGAAGATAATGGTAGGAATATTATCACTTAGGGAAAACTATAGAGTAGGAGGAGCTTCAGGAAGAGAATATGATAAACCATATTCTCCAAGTCAAACAGTTTCAAGTCCCTCTGAAAGAAGTATGCCCACTTCAGCAGTAACTAGAACAACCACTTCTGGAGGAGATAAATTTGCTTTTGATGATCCTATGCTTGCAGAAAAAACGGATTATATGGGTGAAACTAGATTTGGCCCTGCTCAAAAGTTTGTGGGTCAAAGTTTTCTTAACCCCTCTGGATATAGAAACGTAGATCCAAGTACAGGTCAACTTAAACCAACTTTTGGCGAAACAATTAGTGGATTTGGTGGTGGTATCATGAGTCTTTTATCTGGTATTCCTGGTTTGGGTTTAGGTATAAATTATCTACAACAAAGATTAAAACCACAAGGTTTTTATGATGACATGTCTCAATATAATCAATTAGGTTTATATGGAATAGTTCCTGAAGATTATGAAGATGAAAAAATAAGCACTACTAGTTTTATACAACAACCAGAATCTTTTGACTATAATTATAGCATTGACGATATTAGAAGATTAATAAATCAAGCTATTCTTAAAACACAAGGGTCTTTATAATGGCTAAAATAACTGCATACATACCAGAACCTAGAGAAGAATATGATTCTTCCAATCAAAGACAAATTATAGAAGCAATTGATACTGTAAAGAATCAATTAAACTTTGCATATCAAAGCGATTTAAAAAACGAACAAGATGCATTTAACTATTTTATGTCATGACCATACAATATAAAAGCGAAACATTTAATTTAACAACAGTAAACTCAACAACAGTGTTAACTGTTTCTACATCTGCTGTTGCAATTGTGAAACTAGTTCAAGCAAGCCATGCAACTGCTTCAAATGTTGATGTTGATTTATTTTTAAAAAAATCTGGTGGTTCAGATGTTGAAATAGGACACGCTCAACTCAATAAAAGCACAGAAAATTTAGTTAAAGACAGCTTGAATTTAGAGGCAGGAGATGTTATTAAAGTACAAGCAGGTTCAGCTAACCAAATAACTGGAGCTGTAAGTTATGCTTTAATAGACAGATCGAATGAAAATGGATGATTTACCGAAAATTAATTGTACAACTATAGTAACATATAGAAATACAAAGACAGGTGAAGTTTTTAAAGATAAGAAAGAAGGAGAAGATATAGTGCAAGATGTAACGGTACAAGTATCTCCGAAAGGTTTAGAAATTTTACAGAAAGTTATGAAAAAACATAATGAACCAAACACCTAAAGGTGGAACAGAACTACAATTTGACTATCTAAGTAAATATGTAAAAAAAGATTTGCTAGATCAAGTTCAAATTTGTACTTCTATACCAGAAAAAATAACTATTGATCCTAACAAGGTAAATATACTTTGGCAAAAAAATTCGTATGATCAACCAAATTTGTCATCATGGTTTCAAGATAGTTCTAATCACCACAAATATGATTGGTATGTATTTAATAGTCATTGGAATTGTGAAAAATTTAGAATGTTTTTTAATCTACCAACTGAAAAATGTTTAGTTCTTAAAAATGGAATAGATAATATCGAAGTTACAGCTCCATATAATGAAGGAGAAAAAATAAAGATAATACACCATAACACACCTTGGAGGGGTCTAAGTGTTTTATTAGGTGCTATGCAACTTGTCAAAAATCCTTTAATTAATTTAGATGTATATTCATCAACAGAAGTATATGGAAAAGATTTTTATAATGAAAACGATAAGTATTATAAAACACTTTACGAACAAGCTGATTTTTTGCCTAATGTAAATTACATAGGATATAAATCAAACACTTATATAAAACAGAATTTAAAGAATTATCATATGTATGTTTATCCAAGTATCTGGGAGGAAACATCTTGTATTTCTTTAATAGAATCTATGGCAGCGGGATTGTACTGTATTGTCACTAATTTTGGAGCTATTTATGAAACAGGCGCAGAGTTCCCTATATATGTTCCTTACAATAAAAATTACAAGCAACTAGCTGTTAAATTTGCGACTGCTATAGATACCGCAGCTCAAACATTACATCAAAAAAGCATACAAGATCATTTAAAACTACAAATACAATATACAAACAAAGCATACAATTGGACAAAGCAAGGTTTAGCTTGGTCTTTGTTTTTAGAAGGAGCTATCAATGCAAAAAAACAATGAGCCTATTTGGTTTAATGAAGATACTTATCAAACAATAAAAGAATCAAAAGTTCAAGAAATACATATAGGTGAAAAAAAACCTAAATATAAAATAATGGTTTGCACTCCATGTCATTCGGATGTTTCTATGCATTACACTCAAGCAGTGTTAATGTTTCAACAAAAATGCACACATAATAATATATTAGTTAGTTTTACATTATTAAAATCATCTTTAGTTACACAAGGTAGAAACCTTTGTGTAGCTGAGTTTTTAATACACGAACATAATTACGATTATTTATTATTCATAGATTCAGATATTGACTTTGAATATGACACTATCATAAAAATGATTGAGGCAGATAAAGATATTATATCTTGTCCTTATCCAATGAAAACAATTGATACAGATAAAATGTGGAGAAGAGCCACAGAAAAATATGAAACAATAAAAAACAAAGAAGATTTTATAAGATCTTCTTATATGTTTCCATTAAAAGTAAAAAATAAACATAACATAACTGTAGAAAAAGGCATTATGGAAGTAACCCACGCTCCAACAGGCTGTATGTTGATAAAAAGACATGTGTTAGAGAAAATGATAGACAAACATCCAGAATTAGAAATATATCAACCAACTATAATTAATGGAATAGAGAGTAAAAAAGAAAAGTTTTTTAACTTATTTGATACGTTACACGAACCAGATACTAAAAGGTATTTTGGAGAGGATTTTGGCTTTTGTCAAAGGTGGACTGACATGGGAGGAAAAGTTCATGTTTATATAATGGACTATATAACCCACGTTGGAGAGCATCAATATTGTGGTAGATTTTTTGATGAATTAGAGTATCTTAAAGGTGTTGACGAAACCACAAAAATTAAATAAAGTGGCTTATTTCAGGACATTTGCGCCTGCCTTAATTTTATTACATTTACAATATGGCTATATCAAGAGGACAAATGAAGAGACAATTGCGTAAAGGCGGCGGAATAATGGATGCTGTCGAAAGAGAAAAATTTGGACTTGGATCCAAACTTAAAAAATTTGTTAGAAAAGTAATTCCAAACGAAATTGCGGATATTGCAGTAAAGGCTGCACCTTTCGTTGCACCTTTTAACCCTGCACTTGCTGCAGGTATGTCTGGTTTAGGTAGTTTTGATCAAACAGGAAGTGTTAGTGATGCACTTAAAAGAGGTGCTTTAACATATGGAGGTGGTCAAGCTGCGAGATTTATTGGCGGTGCTGGTTTCCAAGCTTTACCGGGTACACAAGATTTTGGTGGTCTAGGTGGTTTTACACAATTTAGTTCTCCATTAGGATCACAAACTGGTTTTAGATTAGGTGGAGAAAAACAAATTTTACCAAAACCAAAACCTTCTGTAAGAGAAGTTGGTTCTGTTGTAGATGACTTAGGTCTAGACCCAGGAACTATTGTTAGTCAAAAAGATATTGTTGGTACAGACCCTAGTTTTTTAAAAGGTTTAAAAGAAGGAGATCCTAATCAAATCATTTCTTCAGTTTTTGATGCAGCCCAAAAAGCAGGTAAAGCTATTTTTTATGATAAAGAAGGCAATTTAGACAAAAATGCAGTATTGGCTGCCGCTTCTGCTGCGGCTTCTTATGCAGAAGCTTTAGCTTTAGCCAAAGAAGCAGGTGTTGATTTAAGTAAAGAAGAATACGACGAAGCTAAAAAAGAAGAAAAATCTATTCAATATGCTGACTATTTAAAAAACTTTTATGGTGGTAAGGCAGAAGGTGGAAGAATAGGTTTTAATGATGGAACTATTTCTTTTTCAAAAGATGAAAAAAATTTTTTATTTAGAAATTTAGCAAGTTTAGGAGGATCTGATAGAACTATAACTATGCCACAATTATATGGAATTTTAAAAGACCCTAATAATCCAAATTCAATAGCTGACGCAAAAGCTTTAAAAGCTTTTTTAAAGATAAAAGGTTTTAAAGAAGGAGGTCGTATTGGATACAAAGATGGAGATATGATTATTCCAAAACCAAAAAAAGATGCGTTTATGACTGATAAAGAATTAGAAGAAACAATGCCTGGACTTGCTTTTGGTGAAGTTAAAGATTATGAAAACATGAAAAAAGAGGCAATTGAGTCTTTCATAAATGATTTAAAAATACAAGGTTTTGATGATCAATACATTATGGATCAAGTCATGAAACAATTTGGTGGTAAATTTGATACTCCTAGCATTAAATTAGAAGAAAAAGCTGATGGTGGTAGAATAGGTTTTATGATGGGGTCAGAAGTACCAGTTAGAAAAAACCAAGGTGGAGTGATGGAACTGGATTATAGAGAAGATGGTGGTTTTGTACCTGTAGGAATTAAAGAGAAAGCAGACGACGTTCCTGCAATGTTGTCCAAAAATGAGTTTGTTTTGACAGCAGATGCTGTCAGAGGTGTGGGTAACGGAAATGTTGAAAAAGGAGCTGAAAAATTATATAACTTCATGAAACAAGCAGAACAAGTAGGTAAGGCATAATGGCTGTATACGAAACACGTACTAGAAGACCAGAATATATAGAAGCTGCCCAAGAACAATACATCGATTTACTAACACAAAGTGTTGGTAGAGCACCAGGGTCTGCAGGTGTACCAACGCTCGCGGAACTTGGACCTTCGGTTGCTCCTGTTGATCCATTAACACAAGCTGCCCAACAAGCAGCGGCAACACAAGCAGGTCTTGGACAATTAACATTTGATCCAACTACAGGTGCTGTAAGTGGTGTTGGAACAGGCACTGGTATTGCAGGTTATCAACCTTTTTTAACTCAAGCAGCTGCGTACTCAGGACCACAAGCTTTTCAACAATTTATGTCACCTTACCAACAACAGGTGATTGATACCACATTACAAGAATATGATATTCAAGCAGCAAAAGGTGTACCACAATTAAGATCACAAGCTATTCAAGCAGGTGCGTTTGGCGGGGGTAGAGAAGGTGTTGCACAAGCAGAATATGCATCTGAGTCTGCAAGAAACAGAGCCGCATTACAGGCTCAATTATTGCAACAAGGATTTAGTCAAGCACAAACTGCAGCACAAAGAGCTTTTGAACAACAAAGAGGTCTTGCATCTCTACAGCCATCTTTAGCAGCTACTACAATTCAACAATTAGGTGGAGCAGGAACCGGTGCTCTTGCATACTCTCAAGCGTTACGAGATGCTGCTCAACAACAAGCACAACTTGCATATCAAGAACCTTACACTAGATTAGGTGTTTTAGGATCTGGTATAGCTTCTCAAGCAGGTGCTATGCCTACAACTACACAAACTATATCTCCACCGCAACCCACCGCAAGTCCATTAAGTCAAGCGTTATCTACTGGTTTAACAGCGTATGGTCTTGGTAGTATTTTTGGAGGAAGATAATGTTTTATAAAAGACCCTCATTAAGACGTGGTGGAATGTCAACAGGAATTGATACTTTAAGTCCTAGAGTTCAAGCACGAAGTGGTTATACACCCTCTGATTTTTTTGGTAATAGAAGAATGTTTAATTTTCCTTCTATAAATGATTTTGCAGGAGCTAGTGTAAGTCTATCTGGAGGAAAACTTCCTTTTCAAGAAAAAATGATGAAAAGTTTTCCTATGGATGCATCTCAAATGGGTGTGGCGTCAATTGTTAAACCTACAAAAGCAAGTGGTGAGATCGAAGAAATGGATTTAGCAGAAATAGGTGGTTATGGTGAAATACCACCAGGACCTAAAATGGATCTAACTAATGTTCCTGATTGGATTTTAAAAGCCATGGGTACAGAAGAAACTAGAGCAGAGTTAAAGAAAAGAGAAGAGAGTGTAACAACAGACGAATCTGATAAAGGTTTTTTACCAAAGCCAGGCCCTGAAAAAGGAGCAGATTTTTCTGAGATAGCTGCAAAAGTTGTTCCTAACAAAGGTGACAAAGGAGATGTGGATACGTCTAAAGATACACAACCAGGTGGTGAAGTAGTAGAAGATTCATTTGATTCTGAGTATGACAGGCAA